TGTGGGTAGAGCTATCGAAAACGAATGGTTTAGAAATGGACAATCGGGAGGAGATAGATTCATGGCTAACTATCAAAACTTTCATAAATTAAGGCTATATGCTAGAGGTGAACAGTCCATACAAAAATATAAAGACGAGTTAGCTATAAACGGTGACTTATCTTATTTAAATTTAGATTGGAAACCTATACCAGTAATAGCAAAGTTTGTAGACATTGTAGTTAACGGTATGTCGCAAAGATCATATGAAATTAAAGCTTTTGCTCAAGACCCTGAATCTTTAAAGAAAAGAACCGATTATGTTGAGCGCATTCAGCGTGATATGATGGCAAGGGAGTTTCTAGACAACGTTGAGACTACCTTAGGAGTGAATTTGTATTCCACTGATAAAGAGAAGTTACCTAATGACATGAATGAGTTGTCGTTAAAAATGCAACTTGAATTTAAAGAATCTGTTGAAATAGCTGAAGAGCAGGCTATAGATTTTGTACTTAACAAAAACAAGTATGATGAATCTAGAAAAAGAGTTCTTTATGATTTAACTGTTCTTGGTATTGGTGCAACAAAAACAAACTTCAATTTATCGGAAGGTGTTAAAGTAGAGTATGTTGATCCATCTAGTTTAGTATATTCTTATACAGAAGATCCTAATTTTCAAGATTTATATTATGTTGGTGAAGTTAAAACAATATCGCTTTCGGAAGTAAAAAAGCAATTTCCTTATTTATCAAACGAAGAACTAGATGAGATACAGAAATTTGGTAATTCACCTGGAAACTACATAAGAAACTATATAGGGGATAATACTGGTGATCAAATTAATGTTTTATTTTTTGAATATAAGACATATAATGATCAAGTTTTTAAAATAAAAAAGACTGACGCTGGGCTAGAGAAGGCGTTGGAAAAAACAGATACATTCAATCCACCCGCTAATGACAACTTTGAAAGAGTAGGTAGAACAATAGAGGTTCTATTTAGTGGAGCCAAAATATTAGGTCAAAATAAAATGTTAAAATGGGGGCTAGCCGAAAATATGACTAGGCCATTTGCAGATACTACTAAAGTAAAAATGAATTATTCAATATGTGCACCAAGAATGTACAAAGGTAGAATAGATTCATTAGTCAATAGAATTACAGGCTTTGCCGACATGATCCAATTAACGCATTTAAAAATGCAGCAAGTTATGTCACGTATGGTTCCCGATGGAGTATATGTTGATGTAGACGGATTAGCTGAGGTTGATTTAGGTAATGGTACAAACTATAATGCAGCAGAAGCGTTAAACATGTACTTTCAAACTGGTAGTATAGTTGGTAGATCCTTAACACAAGACGGAGATATTAATAGAGGTAAAGTGCCAATACAGGAGTTACAGACTTCAAACGGTATGGCAAAACTTTCAGCCTTAATACAAACGTATCAGTATTATTTACAAATGATACGCGATGTAACGGGATTGAATGAAGCTCGTGATGGAAGTACTCCTGACAAAAATGCTTTAGTAGGTTTACAAAAAATTGCAGCAGCTAATTCTAATACAGCTACAAGACATATATTACAAGCTCAGTTGTATATAACGTTATCTACTTGTGAAAATATAGCTTTAAGAATATCGGATTCTTTGGCTTACCCATTAACAGCAAATGCTTTAAAACAATCCATAAGCTCATACAATGTAGGCACGTTAGAAGAATTAACCGCATTACAGATACATGACTTCGGTATATTCTTAGATTTAATGCCGGATGTTGAAGAAAAAGCTATGTTAGAAAACAACATACAAACAGCATTGTCAGCAGGTTTGATTGGCTTAGATGACGCTATAGATATTAGAAATATATCTAACATCAAAACAGCAAATGAGTTTTTAAAAGTTAGACAACAGCAAAAAGCTAAAAGAGATCAAGAAGCTCAACAAGCTAATATAGCTGCGCAAGCACAAGCAAATTCTCAACTTGCACAACAAACAGCTTTAGCAGAAACGCAAAAGCAACAAGTTTTAACAGAACAAAAAATACAATTAGAGCAAGCTAAAATGCAATTTGGCATACAGAAATTACAACAGGAAGCTAATATTAAAAAGCAGCTAATGGGTACAGAGTTTGATTATAACATGCAACTAGCAAGAATGCAATCCGAAGCTCAAACTGGAAAAGAAAACAATAAAGAAAATCGTAAAGATGATAGAGCTAAGTTAGTAGCATCTCAACAAAGCGAGTTGATTAATCAGCGTCAAAACAATTCTCCACCTAAAAACTTTGAATCATCTGGTATGGATGTTCTAGGAGGTTTTGGTTTAGAACAATTTGATCCAAAATAAAATAAATTTTTAACTATTTAATTATATTATATTATGTCAGAAGTAAAACAAGAAGGTGAATTTAAAATTAAAAAAAGAAAAACACCAAAAAAACTAACCAGTAAAGACGAAGTTCTTAAAGTTGACTTATCACAGCCAGCAAAAGCAGAACAAGATATTACTAAAGTGGTAATTGACGAACAACCAAAAGAAGAAAAAGATGCCGTTCAAGAACAAAGCGCAGATGCAAGCAATGATACTGTCGGACAATCCGAAGACAGTAGCAACAGCCAAAAAGTGGTTGAAGAAGTACGGGTCGCCGCTCCAGAAGCGAATGACGGGATACTGCAAGAAATAACGGAAGAAGAGCAGGTTCAAGCTGAAGAGTTGCAAGAACAAGTAACTCAGGCCGTAGTTGAACAGGAGGCTGGAATTAATTTACCTGAAAATATTCAAAAAGTTGTTGACTTTATGAATGATACAGGTGGAACATTGCAGGATTATGTTCGTCTTAATGCAGATTATTCAAGTATAGATAATGGTGCATTACTACGTGAATATTATAAAAACACAAAGCCTTATTTAGAAGGCGAAGATATTAACCTTTTATTAGAAGATTTTTCATATGACGAAGAATTAGATGAAGAAAGGGATGTACGCAAAAAGAAAATTGCGTATAAAGAAGAGATTGCAAAAGCCAAAAACTTTCTAGAAGGCTTAAAGAGTAAATACTACGACGAAATCAAGTTGAGACCCGGCGTAACTCAAGAGCAGAAGAAAGCAGTGGATTTTTTCAATAGATACCAAGAAGAAGCTAAAGTGAATCAAGCTACTAGAGATAACTTTGTATCCAAAACTAAACAATATTTCACAGATGATTTCAAAGGTTTTGATTTCAGCGTGGGAGATAAAAGATTTAGGTATGGAGTGAAGGATCCTAGTTCAGTTATGAATGCACAGAGTGATTTAAAAGACGTCGTTGGAAAGTTTCTAGACGACAAAGGAAACGTTAAAAATTACTCTCAATATCATAAAGCTATATTTGCTGCTAGTAATGCAGATACTATTGCCCATCACTTTTACGAACAAGGTAAAGCAGATGCAGTACGTAATATCACAGCGAAATCTAATAATATTTCAAATGATATACGTCAATCAGCGCCTAACAGTGTTTTTGTTAATGGGATAAAAGTAAAAGCTATTAATGGCGTTAGCTCTTCAAAATTAAAAATTAAACGAAAAAACTAAACATTAAATAATTTTCATTATGGGAGAATTTGTAACAGGAGGTGCTTTTCCAGCATCTTTATTACCAGCTCAAAAGCAACAAGCTTTAAGCACAAACTATTTAAATTTTGCAGATGGGTCAGGAAATGACTTTGCACAACAGTATTTACCAGAAGTTTATGAAGCAGAAATAGAAAGATACGGAAATCGTACTATCTCTGGATTCTTAAGAATGGTAGGAGCTGAAATGCCATTACAATCTGATCAAGTAATTTGGTCTGAGCAAAATAGATTACACGTATCTTACACTGGCGTTGCTAGTGATCAAGCGACTACGTTAACATTACCAGCAGGACACGTTATTGTACCAAACATGACTTTAGTTATTGGAGACAACACCACAGTAGGTGGATCACCAAAAACAATAAAAGCTATTGTAGGTTCTGTAACTAATACAACTGCAGTTGTATATCCTTACCAAGCCGCTGATCTTTCTGGATTAGGAGCAACAGGACTTAACGTAT